TGATAACCCGAACTATTTTGAATAATCCACGTTTTATTAACGGTGTTCGGTGCGAGAGTTACTGTATTTGTTGCGGTGATTGAGCCTGTTAGGGTTAGCGCGTAGGCTCTGGCTGCATCGGATGCACCGTCTGCCATCGTAATAGTATGGGAAGTCCCAGTGATTGCTTCTGAACCACTGCCCCATGCTTCAGCAATCAATTCCAGATTCGTGTTGGTACTTGTCCCCCACGTCCCTGATTCATCACCTGTAGCAATTTCTTTTAATCTTAGATCATTTACATAGGTAGCCATATTCTGTCTCCAATTTTTTGATTATACCTTATTTTTCATAAATATTAAGCAACTTCTTTCCAGTCTGGGCTCTGAGAAGAAGAAATTTCACTATAATTTGCTGTTTGGGAATCACTAACTCCTGTCCAACTCGCATCCTGGGAAGTATCAACCAAGCCCCATACGTTTAAGGATTGAATCTCTCCTGTGGCATAAATCCCCGTTAAAGATATATTTGCAATTCCTGCGGGGGTTAAACTACCAAGACCACTGGTCATGGCGTTTTGAGTAATTGATATTACATTATTAGTTACGAGACTCAGGCTGCCTAAAGCCGAAGTTCCCGCTAATCCTGTAGGATAAACATTTGCCGCACCCGTTACAGTCTCTTCACCTTGGGAAATCGTGGAGGCTGTTCCGCTAACGCCAACAAGAGCGACACCATTAGCAACAACTGTACCAACTGCTCCTGTGCCCGCTACGCCTGTTTCCGCAACATTGGCATCACCACTTACAGTCTCAGTACCTAGTGCGGTGGTTCCAGCAAGTCCTGTAACCGAAAGATTAGCAACACCTGTGGCAGTTAAACTATCTACTGCTCCTGTTGCTGCTACTCCAGTTTCGCTGACATTCGCATCCGCAGAGATGCTTAATGATCCTAGTGCGCTTGTTCCAGCTACTCCTGTTTCTGTAACATTAGCAACACCAGTTACAGTTAAACTACCAATAGAGCCTGTAGCATAGACACCAGTTTCTGCAACATTAGCATCACAACTAACGGTTTCCGTTCCTAACGCAGTGGTTCCCGCAAGCCCCGTAAGGCTTACGGTCATATTATGAGGCTGACCCCATGCGCCAGAACCCCATGTGGAACGACCCCAACCGACAGCCATTAGCTATCTTTACGCTATTCTAATAACAGCGTTACTTGCGTCTGCGGTTGGAAAAGATATTGTAAAACTACCTGCGGTGCTGGTTTTATCGCCACCGAAATCAAACACTGCAACTGCTGGATCACCAGTAGCTGTATCATTATAGATCATACAACCTCTTGCAGTGATGGTAGCTGTTCCAAAAGTTAAATCAGCAAAATCAGTGTACGCAGTTGTTCCTGATGTTGTCGGATTGACGTTTGTTAAAGCTGCTCCACCTGCAGTGTAGTTCGTCCCTGATGCTTCTTGACCTGTGCTATAGGCTGTAGTAGAAGCGCTCATAGTCGCAGAGCTAGTATATAAAGCGAGCTTGAAAGAATTTCCTCCAGACGCTTTAAAGTTATGTACTGCTTGCAGAAGCTCACTTTTGAAAGAAGTACACATT